CGGTGACAGTGCAGTCGAGCGCAAGATCGCCGATCATCGTCGGGCCGGTGTACTTTTCGGTCGCCATTTACTTGGCTCCCACCGCTGCGGATGCGCTCTCAACCTCGGAGGACATCCACTCGGACCACAGGCGCTGTGATTCGTTTGCTACATCGGTCCCGCTCTGTCCCGGCTGCTGTACGATCGTCGGAGCGTAGGAAGCGTTGACGACTTTGCTTTGCGCGACCTGCGGAGCGCTGCTTACCATCGGAGCCCTCGGTGCAAACAGTTGTGAGGCGCCTTCCGCTGCGTTTCCGACCGCGACCCCAGCAGAGTCCAGGGCACCGAGCACTGTTTTGCCGCCCCGCTTTAAGTTGCCTGTGATGTCCCACTTCACATTGGCAATGCGTGCCAGCATATCGAGTCGCGTTATCAAACCGTCAATCTTGGTTGCCATCCATGAAACACCGTCGAAGATCTTCCCAAATATGAACTCCCAAGCTCTTCCTACGGCACGCAGGTAGATCAGCACCGAGCGCAGGATCTTGAGCATCCAGTGTTCGCCGGCCTTTGGCCCCTGATCGATGAAGTCTGATACGAGCTTGGCAAGTTCCTTCCCGACATCGCCGATGAGCGACTTCCCGCCATGAAGGAACACCCACAGATCCTCAAGTGCCAGGAGCACGATCGCAATCAAGGCAGCAAGTGCGATAAACGGGGCCGCCGCCACAACCCAAGCCGCAGCAGCAGCTATCGCCGATCCGATCGCGGCGGCCCCGAGCGCGATAAAAGAAATCACCGCCCCCGCGTTTGCAATTGCGATTGCTGCAAGCGAACCGACGATAAGCGCGGCGAACAGCTTCCACCGGGCGATCACGAAGTTGAGCGCACGCCACACCAAATCCAAACCGACCCCGACGGCCTTGATTGCTCCAGCGATGCCCCGCATTACAGAGCGCAAGCGCTGAGCTATCAGTTCTCTGTTTGCCTTGATCCACCGGACCATGGAATCTAACAGTTCCTTGAATCCCGACAGCAGCGGCCCGCCGATTGAGTACCGGAGCCCGTCCGCTGCGGCTTTGAGCTTGTCCCACGTATCGCCGAGATCATCCCCGGCCTTGATCGTATTGGTGTCTAGCACTATGCCAAGGTCGCGCGCCTCTTGGCGCAGTGTCGCGAGCCCGTCTCTGCCTTCCATTAGCGTCGGGATGAGCGCAGCCCCAGACTTCCCGAACAAAGCGACCGCAGTAGCTACCTTCCGCGCTCCGTCGGGCATCGCCTTGAACTTCTCAGCTAGGTCGCCGAACACAGCATCGGCATCGCGGAGCTTGCCGTTTGCTGAGATCTGCACTCCCAGCCGGCGGAAGGTCTGCGCCGCCTCCTCGCTCCCGCTGGCCGCCGCAGCCATGTTGATCGAGAGCTTGCGGATTCCGTCCGACATACCTTCGACAGACGAGCCGTTGAGCTTGGCCGCATAGCCCAGTTCTTGAATCGCGTCGGTGGTGACACCCAGCGCGACCGACGTGTCATTGAGCGCACCTGCCGTCTCGACCGTCTTGGTGATGATCTCTGACAGACCCTCGCCAGCGCGTACCGCACCACTGACCAGCAAACCGAGGCCGGACTTGACCGCGCCGAGCATCTGGTCGGCGACAGCAAAGGAGGCCGCATCGACTGAGAGCCCAAGTTTTGCGAACAGCTCACGTACGATCAACGGCGACTCCTCTCCTGTTTTTTGCGCATCCTACGCTCGGCACCCTCGTAGGCGTCAAGTAGGTCGTTCGCTTTACGCACGTCCCCCAGTGACCAGTATTCCCCGATCTCGCGGAGGGTCGCTAGCTTGGCGTGGACGATCCGCCAGATTGGCCACTCGTCTGCAAACCATTCGATCCCGGTGAGGGGCTCGCCTTGCTCTGCGCCTTCCGTCGTGCGTCGTCGAGCATCCCGACCACGATCCCTCGAAAATCACCGAAGTTGACCTCGACCGCAAACATCGCGCACTTGAGCAGGGTCAATACGGACCCCTGAAAAACCAGGTCACAGACTGCAAGCAGGTTCTGTGGGCTGCCGTACGGGTCAAGGACCGCTCCGGTCAGCAGCTCGCGTGTGATGCCCTCCATTTCTTCAGGAGACAGAGCCGAGAACATCGTCGGCAAGTGCTGCGACAGGTCGATATCACCGAGCCCCTTGGAACCCGACGACGCAAGCGCGGCGAGTGCCGGGCCAATCGAGCCCCCAACGGTCTTGAGCAGGCGTACAAAGAGGCGCTGCCCAGCGAATACGGGAAGGGCTTGGACCTGAACGGTATACCCGTCAATCACTCGGATCTGAGGTTCACGCGGCATTAGGACACCTGTGCCAATCCGCCACAGACAAACTTACCGTCTGAGTACACCCACTTCCACTCGCGACCTGACATCTCTGCGCCATACGTGACCGTTGGCCGCTTGGCGACTGTCGCCGAAGGAGCCTCCAACACGGTGCGTCCGTTCATGTCTCGAATCAACAGCGGCCCCACGAGCTTTGCCGCAACGGCTGCCGACAGAAAATCGTTACTTGCAGCCGACGCCATAAGTTCAGAGGTCACACTCCCGGAGTCGTCGTTCCGAAAGACAAACACAGTTTCCGCCCCGTCGGTTCCGACAACCTTTGTGACGCTATCTTCGCCGCTGCTGTGATCGATCGAGATGTCTCCGCTAAAGCCGGTGATCGTCTGCCCAGCAAACGAGAAGATTAGTTTTTTGAAATCCCAGGTAGAAGTGGCCATGGTCGCTCCTAGTTGGTCAGGGTGCCAGTGATGTACGCGACGTGAATCGCGCCCGCAATCGGTGCGGTGAACGAGTAGCCGCGCAGGATGCGAGCTGACTTATCGACCAGGGCTTGCGATGCCGCCGTGGGAACTACAACGGTATAGGCGTCGGTCAGGAACCCATCACCTACCGACAGCCGCAGACATCCGCGAATCGCATTGTCAAGCTTCCCGATACCGGCGTCGGTGTACGGCACCTTGTCGGAGTTCATCACGACGAGTGCAACCGCCTCTTGAATGCGCGCCTTGAGCCGGTCGCGTCCTCGGATAGTGTCGATCCATTCACCCGCCGCAACCTTGCCCTCTGCCGTGATATTACGCCCAGCAATGGTGTAATAATATCCGGCGTTCTTGGCGATGAGGTTCTGCCGCCACGTCTCAGTCATCTTAAACGGCGGGACGGTTCCCATTGCCGAGATGCCAGCAAGGGTCTTGCCGCGCCACGTCTCAGAGCCTGGAGTGTACGGCAGCAATCGCCCGAAGGTGGCAGCATCGACAAACTGCCCGTTGTCTGGGTGGTAGGTATCCCAGGTGCGGAAGTATGCCGCCGTTTGCAGCGCCTTGCTGATGTCGGTGGCAATTCCAGCCGCGACCGTGGCGCACTCGGAGTCGATGACCTGGACGCCGTAAATCTTGTCCTTGCTCTCGGTCCAGGCAGCAGCAGCCAGTGCGCACGCGCTCGAATTGTAGAGCGTCATCAGTGCGTACCAATCGTTATTCTCGACCACGATCGCGTCCAGGTCGGTTGCGATTCCAGGGTTGGCCGTGGTCTGTTGCAGGGTCAACAGTGCAGGGTCTGTCGGATAGAAGCTCGTCCAATTCCCGACCGCGTTTCCAGTGAGGGTCAGGAACGTATTGGGAGCGCCGCCACCGATTGCGGCTGTGAATCCCGCCGTGGTCGCAGCCGCAGCAAGTGCAGCCTGTAGCAGAATGATGATCTCGTCATTCGTGGCACTTGCGTCGCTGGTCACATCGAACTGCGTACCAGCGAGCACCACGCTGTACTTCTGGCTGTTCAGGACAGAAGCCACGGTCAGCTTGAAGATCATCGTCGGCTTGAGAGTGCCGCGACCGATGACGAGTTGCTCAGGGCGCGGAGTCTGCGAGAAGTACGCATTCGCAGCCCGATACTCTGGAGTCGTCGCGCCAAAGTCAGCAGCGACGCCAGTGATTGACGTATAGGTGCGGCTGCGCTCGACCCAGCCGGTCATGGAGTAGCCCAAGATCAACCCGGTGCCGAAGCCCTGCTGAGTGAGGCCGCCGGTCTGAAGGCTGATTGCGACGTTGGCAATATCGGAAAGAGGCATGATTCTCCTTACGGCGCGATAAACGTATCCGCCGCGACGGTGTCAGTGATTTCGATCTCCGCGATGTAGCCGGTCCGCTCGCTGGCTTCGTCGCGACTATAGAGGCGCATCAGTACAAGCGCCCGCCCCTGGTAGCCCACCTCTTGAATGTCCGGCGTGTACTGCACAGACCCAAGATCAAACAAAGTGATCCCTTGCGCGTCGAGCAGCGCGAGTTTCGACGGCAATTGCCCCACGGTTTGCATGTTCGACAGGATGCTTTTGGCATCGCTCGACGTAGTGACCGCGCCCGTAAAACACTCGACCTGTAAAGACCACTCCCGATCTCCCTGGACAGACTGCTTGATCTCTTGCCCCGCTGGCTGTAGCAAGTCGGTCGAGCTGCGTAGCTCATCAGTCCCAAGTACAATCGGCCCGGATAGGTGGAGCGTGATGTGATCTGCGACCTTCGCATTTGCATTCTGGTCGCGCCACAGGACGCGGGCAGCGGTATACCCGGTGGCTGATACCACCCACGCATGCAAAGCGTCCTCAATCGCTGTCCAGTCCATTACGACACCACCGCCCGGCAGATGGCCTTGTAGTGCTGTGCTCCGAAGGCTGACCAGTGTTCTAGGTGTTCGACTTCATGCTGCTTGTCGCCGATCGTGATCAGGTCGGGCAGGTATCCGCCTTCTGTCCCCGCCTCAGTCGAGCCTATGTATAACCGC